CTTCAGCTTCGCCATCGCCTCGGCTGCGGCCTCGGCCTGCCGGGTCTGTTCCTCCTGCCAGCGCAGGAACTCGCGGATCCCCTGCGCATTGCCCGGCCCCAGCATCTCGGGCTCTTTGCCCGGCACGCGGATCTCGCCGCCCGCGATCGCGCCGAGTTTGCCGAGGAACGGCAGCTTCTCGAACGCCGCGATCGCATCGATGAGCTTCGTGACCACGGTGAGCAGAGTCGTGATCCCCGGCGCCACCTTCACCGCCACCACGTTCCAGAAGCCGCGCCAGCGCAGCGTCAGTTGTTCCAGCACCTCGTGCATCTCGACGAGGCTGCCGATCATGCTCTCGTCGAGTTGGTTGCCGGTGACGCGCGCCTGATTCGATACCTCACCGAATGACCGCGCCAGTTCCAGCAGCACCGGGATCACCTTCGTGCCGCCGCGCGAGCCAAAGATCTCCAGCGTCTTTGCCACGCGCTCGGCGGGATCGGTGATCTCGGCGAGCCCCTGCGCCGCTTGAAGCAGCGCGCCGAACGTGTCGCGCGACGTGACGCCCAGCTTCTTCAGCGCCGGATCGTTCGACGCGATCGCCTTATTCAAGAACTTCAGCGCCGTTTCCAGCGCCTCGACCTCGATGCCGTTCGTGCGGAACGCGAACTGCAAGGTCTGAAGATCCTTCGTGGTGACGCCGGTCTTTTCCGAGAGGTTGACGAGATCCTTCGCCATCGCCGATTCGCTCTCGACGAAGTGCAGCACGGCCTCGCCGGCTTCTTTCATCGCCTCGGTGAAGTGCTCGATCGCCTCGAAGCCCACGATCGTCTTGAGGGATGCGACCATCCCCTCGAAGTTGTGCTGGATGTTCTTCATGGTGGCCGTAGCGTCATCGACCACCTTGATTGTGAGTTTGGCTTCCGCCATGTCACTGATCCTCGAACACCGCTGCGATGAGCACCATGATCGCGGCCATGCCGCTCTTGTCTCTCCCCATCGCCTTCGAGAGCGCGAGGTTCACGTCGGTGATCCTCGCCTGATCGGCCGCGCGCATCACTGAGAGATTGAACCCGAGGTGCGGATCTTCAAGAGCCTGCCGGGGCGTCAGGCACATCGCCCGGCTGTATCTCCAAAGCTCCAGCGCCTTCCGACTGTGCTCCTTCTCGAACAGGAAAGGACGCGGCTTCGGCCCCCTCTCTCGTGAACCCTGACAGCCGCATGATCGTGTTGCCGATCGCGCTCGCGTCGAGCGTGCTGAGGTACTGGCCCGGCACGGCCGGCGGGCACTTCGCCGGATCCCACGAGAAGCCGGGCGCGATCCATTCGCCGCTCGGCCCCTCGATCGACGTGCCGGCCTCGATGATCCCCGGCATCATCGCGCGGATCTTCTTCAGGTCGGCCACGTCCAGATCCCGCAGTGCTTGTTCCAGATCCTCGCGCGTCATGCGCGCGCCCGGCAGCCCGAGCAGTTCAAGGAAATCCACCTCGTCGAGCCGCCCGCAGCGGACAGCGAATGCGGCGCCGCTGCGGGTCTTGAGGTGCGTAAGCTCGATGATCTCGAACGGCGGCGCCACGTCGGCGGCGCTGTTCGGCTTTTCCCGGCTGGACATTGCTCCCTCCCTCTAGGGCAGTGCTGCCTCAGTGTTGCGGAACCGAGCGAGCAGTGCTGACGCATCGCCCGTGTCGAAGAACGCCTCCCACGTCGCCGTGGAAACGATCACGCCATAGTCAGGCACCGGCGCGCTGAACTCGACGAGCTGCGCCTTGTTCGACCGAAGCTCGAACTCGCGCTTGCTCGCGGCGCCGATCGTGGTCGGGTGCTGGAAGATGAACTGCGGCGTGCCCAGCGTGAACGCGCGCGCGGCATCCCATTGCGTCAGGGTCGTGAACTCCTGCTCGATCCGCCACCGCGCCGTGATGAAGTCGGAGCGCAGCGGCTCGTCGATCGTGAGGCTGCCGAAGTAGGCGCGATCCTCCTGAGTATGAGGCTGCTCCAGCGATACCTCGAATGAGCGGATGCGCACGCTGCCCACGGCATCGGCGGTGCCATCGTCCATCGTGATCCCCTGATGGAACAGGACGGGGAACACGGGCGGGAACACGAGCGATCCGGTCGGCGTCTGATTCGATACGAAGTCCTTCGCGGCCACCGTGACTTCGGCCGTCAGCATGCCGTCCACGCCATTGCCGGCGCGGCCCGCGACGCGAAGCCCGATGAACTTGGATCCCAGCATGCGGAAGCACTTGCCTGTGGTCACGTCGCCGATGATCACCTCGGGCGAATAGCTGTTCAGCGTGGCGCCTTCCTTGAAGAAATGATCGCGCACGCCAGTCTCGACCGTGGTCGGCGCCGGGTAGTTGCCGAAGATCCCGCGAAAGATCTCCAGCAGCCCCTCGTAGTTCAGCCGCACCTTGAACGTACCGCCGACCGTGTAGAGGCCCTGATACAGTGCGCGACGAGACTGCTGCGAGTAGAGCGATGGATCTTGGATCACGCCCACGTTCGGGTTCACGTCCCACGACATGAGTTCCAGCTTCGCAGTCGGCGCGATGTACGTCCCGTAGGTCGATTCCTTCGGGCCGATCTGAAGGTAGCTCTTATGGCCGAGTCCGGGCGGCATCGTTCACACCTCCTTAGTACCAGAGCGTCGCAGCCGGCAGATGCCGGTTGAATAGCTTGCAGTGCGCAGCGGTGAGCGTGGCCGCGAACGTGCAGCCACCTTGCCCGCTCGTGGCGAACGCGCCGAACATGAGGGCCGACGCCATGAGATCGCGGAACAGAGGAAGCGCGGCCTGAGTCGTCATCTCGGCGCCCAGCACGCCGTTCACGAACGCTTGGATCTTGCGCGCGAACGGATCGTAGAGCAGCCGCACGCGGGCGCCGCCATTCACCGTCTGCTGCGCGCTGCCCAACACGAGCGGCACGATCACGGCAGCGGTGCCATCGCCGGCCGCGCTCACTAGCTGCCAGACCTGCGTCCCGTAGTTCCATCGAAGTTGCACGACCGGATGCCCGGGCGAAGCCGGAAACGGTTGTGCCGAGTCCATCGTGCCGATCTCGACGCCGACGAAAGCCGTTGCGTTGACCGAGAACGCAATGCCCGGCGTGATCAGGCATGCGATCTCAAGCATGTATTGCGACCAGTGCTCGCCATTCGGGCCGGCGAGCGTCGGGTAGGAAAAGCTCGTGTCCGTCTGCTCGATCCGCGTCTCGACGATTTTGTTGCTCGCCTGCACGAGCGTTTCAAGGATGAGGCCCGGATTGGTGAGCCGCTGTTGCATGTTCGCGCCATCGACCCGTTCTATCGTGGGCAGCACCGTGAACGGGTAGATGCGCAGGAGCGTGCGCTCGTAGTCGTAGCTCAACATGCTCGGGTCATCCGCAAGAGAGCCGTCGTGCTGGACGGTCGCGATGATGCTGAACTGTTGCTCGGCGAGGTAGCTGCCCGATCGCACGGCGGGATCCGGCCCGACGAACTGACACAGGCCCGGCCAGATCCCGCCGTCGAACGAAGCGAACATCGTGCGCTCGGCGGCGAACATGACCCGGCGCACGTCGTTGATGAGCCCGAGCACGCGATCCATGGAATCGATTGCGTGGCTCGATTCGCAGTGCACCGCGAACGTGGCCTTGATCCGGTGCGTGCTGATGCCGCCTTCAGCATCCAGAAACTCCGTTCCGATGTGCTGAAGCCACATCGTCATGGTGTTCGGGTTCGCGCCGGCATCGCCCGGGTAGCCCAGCCGCAGCACCGGCGGTGTCTGCGTGTTCCAAAGGTCGGTCGGCGCCGTGCCGATCTTCTGAAGCTCGGTCTGCATTGCGCTCAGCATGAGGCTTTCGGGCGCTGGATTGGGCACCGTTCACCTCCCGCTAGAGCTTGGCGCAGAACACTTCGGTGAATGCTCCATCGACCGTGCGGCGCGCGCGCGTGACCCGATACGATACGCCGTCGATCTTCAACGTCGCGCCCTCCTGAAGCCCGGAGAATGCGCCCGTCTTTACCGTGACTCGCGTCGCCGGCCCGATGAACGTGCCCGTGGATTCGTCGAGGATCGGTTCCTCGCTGTCGTCCACGATCCCCTTCGCCACGACGAGCCCGACCTGCACATCGCGTCCGAAGTCCGCGAGGTACACGTCGAGGCCCGCCGCGTCGAAAGGCTGAACCACTAGCGGATCTTCTTCTGCGCGCTGACCGTCACGTTGGCGGCCACGTTCGTGCCCGTCTCCGTGCCGACGTAGCGAATGAACCGCTGGCACTGCGCCAGATCCAGCACGAGCGACTGAAGGTTCGTGCTGGCCGACACGACCGTGAACAGCGCCCCGGTCACATCGACCCAGTTCGTCGAGCCATCGGCGCTGGACTGGATCTTGCCCGTGAGCGTGCCGGCCGTGACGACGCCGACGTTCTGGACCACGAGGGCGAGCCCGTCGTAGTCCAGCAGATCCACGGCGCTGCCCGTGAACGTGCTCGTGATCACCTGCGGCGTCATCAGGCTCAGCGATACATACTGAGGCGCCGCGATCGCTCCACTCGACATGACTCACCCTCCTTCAGCGGTTGCGGGTTCTACTCCTTCTTCGGCTTGCCCTTCGCCTCGGGTTCCTTCTTCGCCGCTTCGCCGGCGGTCGGGTCGGGCGGCGTCGGTCCAGCGCCACCGCCTTCCCCTTCCGCCGGCTGCACGGGGGCCGGGGCGGATTCGACCAGCACCGCGCGGCCGCTCGCGACATACGTGCGGCCGGTGCGCTCGTCGATCTCGAACACATCGCCGGGATAGACATCGCGCCCGCCGATCGCGAACCCGATGCCCGCCGGTCCGACAGCCTTGAACTTCATGATCTTCCCTCCCGGCCTCCAGAAATCTTCGATGACCATGAACCGTCAGCCGTGGATTAGTTGGCGCCCGTGGACTTCGTGAACGACTCCGGGTGACGGATCAGTTCGTCGCACATCTGGAAGCTCGTGACCTCGATCAGACCGCGCTTCTTCTGCGCATACGGATCGACGATGATCTCCATGGACGCGAACAGACCCACGATCAGGTCCATCCAGTTCCCGAAGATCGTGCCCAGTTCCGTGCCGCCCGTGGCCTCGCTGCCGGCCATGACCGCCGAAACCTGATTCGTGGCGACGGCCTTGTAGCCCGAGATGATGCCGTTGTCGAACGGACCATCCCAGATCGGCCGGCCCGCAGCCGACGCCGAGAAGTCCAGCGTCTGCTTCATCTTGCCGGCAGCCGTGGGGCACGTCATGTACGCGGTCGCACCGGCGAGCGCGTTCTGGTTCGCGACGGCCGTCTGCATGTCCACGAGCTTGCCGTAGTTCGCGACCGTGCCGCCGAACGCGACGCTGTTCACGCCCGTCTGCTTGTAGATGCCGGTCGGCTCGCCGTTGGCGCCGAGCCCGTGGATCGCGGCGCGATCGATCGCCAGACCGTGCGCGATCGCCAGTTCGTCGCGGATCCACATCTCGGCGTCGATCGACGCCTGAACGAGGAACTGCCGCGAGTAGCTGGTCGTGCCCTGCAACGTCTTGGGGATCAGCGTGGCGAGCCCGAGCGCCGGATCGCTGGCCGTCACATCGACGCCCGGATTCTCCGACACCCAGAACACGGTCATGCCGCCCGTCTGACGCGGGAACGCGATCGGCGCCGACAGACCCGTGAGCAACCGCGCGCCGAGTTGCAGCACGTACGAGCGATTGCGGAACAGTTCGATCAGTTCGCCCGGCTGCTCGAACACGAGTTCCGAGCCCTTGGCGACCGTCTTGCTGTCCAGCGTGCGCTTCGCCCACGACTGCTCGCGCAGTCGCATCGGCACGAGCACGCTGATCTTGTTCGCGCCGCGCGACGACAGGCCGGTCGGGTGCTTGCGAACAAGCTCCTTGTGTACCTCTCCCTCGATGCCGTCGAGGTTGTCGTCGGCCGCCTGCGCGATCGCGCGGGCATATGAGTACCGCGCGCGATCCCCGTCGCTGAGCCCTTCGAGCGGATCCTCGGGCTTCAGCGCCTCGCCCTTCGTGCGGAGATGCTTGATCGCGTCGGCCTGCGCCATCTCGACGCTGCTGCCCTTCTCGATCCACTCGGTGACACGCTCGGCCGGCATGCCGGCCGTCGTCGCGATCTCGGCCAGCGCCTTCACACGGGCGCGCTCGGCTTCGACCCCTTCCTTCTTCAGATCCACGTCCGGCATACGGCGAACCTCCGGTTGAGGGTTGTCCTCGATCTCGACCTGCGGATACCACGATTCCCCGGCACTGCGGCCCACACCGACCGAGGGATCGGCCGGCACTCCGACGAGCGAAAGCTCGACGGGCATCCAGCGAGTGATCTTCCAGAGATCACCGCGTTCCTCGTTTTCCTCGATCAGCTTCGCCCGCTTCGGCATGTAGCCGACCGAGATGTTCATGCGCACCTCGGCGTCCACGTCCATCTGCGCATCGCGCCCGCGCTGCGTCGGCGAGAAGCGCACGACAGCGCGGCCCATCTTGTCCTTCTGATCGATCGACGCCGATTCGATCACGCCGATCGGAACGCCCCGGTGTTCCTCCAGCACGGCAGCGGTGCCGCTCTCGAACCGAGTCATGTCGACCGCGCCGGGCGAGTGATCCAGCACCTCGCGATAGGTGCCGAACCAACCCTGTCGCTCGACCTCGAACTCGCTTGAGAACGCGACTTCGTACCGCGCCACGTCCTCGGCATCGCCAGCGCGAGCCTCTAGCTTGCGGATGCTCTGGACAGGCATGAACCGGATCCCGGGCTCGCCCGGCAGCGCGCGCTTCTTCACGGCTGAACCTCCTTCGAGACGATGAACCGGCGCCGCGAATGTCCATTGCGGCCCGCTCCGTTCTGTTTCTCCTTCGCAGCTTCACCGCTCGCAGGCTCGTCCTCGCTGTCGTCGGCCTGCGCGCCGGCTGTGTCGGGGCCCGAGATCTCGACGCCGGCCAGATCGGCCATGCGCTGTTCCTCGGCCAGTTCGCTGATCACTTCCTCGAAGTCCTGCCCCGTCTCCGCGAGAAGCTGAGTGCGCGACGCGAGGCCCGACTGGATCCCGAGCACGCCGGCCTGCATGTCCTTCAGCGGATCGACCCACGGCCAGCCACGGCCGGCGAACTTCACGGACAGGTACTTGCGCGCATCGCGCGTGTCGAGCACAAGCTCGCCCGACAGGACCGCCATGCGCATCCACTCGGCATAGAGCGGGAGAAGGAACCGCTGCTCCCACCACTCCTGAATCATGCGCCAATAGTCACGCTCGACCAGCAGGCCGGATCGCATCGACGAGTAGTTCACGCCTTCGAGATCGTTCGCGAGCGCGTTGTAGCTCATGCCCAGCGCCGTCGCCACCTGTCGCATGCCGCCCTTCACGAACGCACCGAACGCCGTGGACGGATGCTCGGGCGAGTAGTCCGCGATCTCGTAGCCGGGCGGCACCACCGCCATCTGTCCCGGCGATGCTTCGGTGATGAAGCCGGTCTGGCCGGCGGCCGGCGTCGCCTGCCCAAGCTCGCCCTGCTTCTGCTGGAAGAACAGCATCTTCGCCGCCGAGATCCGGGCGGCCACAAGCTCGCTCTCGATGTAGCCGTTGAGGTGCCGCAGCGGAATGATCGAAGCGACGAGCCACGACGGGCCGCGCGTTTGCCCCAGCCGATCGGGGTC